CTGGTTCAGTAACCGCGCAGTTCCAGACGTACTTCTCGAAGGCGTTGCTGGAGCGTGCGCTCCCCTTGCTCCAGATGGAGCAGTTTGCTATGAAAACCCCCTACCCGACCAAAACGGGTGGGAACAAGACGATCCGGTTCTTCCGGTTCTCCGATCCGAGCATCAGCGCTATCGCCAACCTCTCCGAAGGCACCACGCCTTCCAGCGGTGACGAGCGCGATCTGACGCTCTCCTCGGTCGAAGCGACCCTGGTGCAGTACGGTTCCAAAATCATCCTCACGGACGTTCTTTTGGCCACCGAGCTGTTCAGCCATCTCGCCCAGGCCACCAAGCAACTCGGCGAAGACGCCGCGCTGCACGCCGACACCCTCTGCCACCGCGCTCTGGTTCAGGATTCCTCGACCAGCACTGGCACTGGCGTTGCCGTCAAGTCCTATGCTCGTTATGCCCAGAACGGCACCAACGGCACGACCTTCGGCACGGCCTCCACCCCCAACAGCAGCATGACCGCCACCGACCTTCTGGACGGTGCGACCAGCCTGTTCATCGCTCGCGCTCCTAAGATCAAGGACGGCTACGCGCTCGTCGCGCACCCTGCCGTTATCCGCGATCTCCAGCAGGACGATGATTGGTTGAAGGTTTCCAGCTACTCCGCCCCAGATCAAATCTTCAAGGGCGAAACTGGCAAACTGTTCGGCGTGAGCGTGATTAGCTCCACCAACGTTCAGACGTTCAACACCAGCGCCTCCGGCGTGGGTGAAGCCACTGTCAGCACCGGCGCGGTCTACGCGAATGTGTTGCTCGGTGGTGGTGCGTTTGGCGTTCCGAGCTTGTCCTCGGTCGCCGCTTCCGGCTCGCCCTTCGCTCCGAAGGTCACGATCCTCGACGCAGCCGACAAGTCCGACCCCTACGGCCAGCGCGTTGTGGCGTCCTTCAAGACGTTCTACGCCGCCAAGCAGCTCGACCCTCGGTTCTTCCGGGTGTTGTTCAGCAAGTCGAACTACTCGTAATTCTAATGGGAGCCATGCTGATTATCGGTATGGGTCCCCGGAAGGCGGGGGAGGGTAAAACCTCCCCCGCTCCTTCCACCAAGGAGAAGTCGATGAAAGAAGGTATGGTTAAGCTTCCTCTGTCCATGTTCGAACTCGGTGAGGGCGAGGAAAACGCCAACCCCGAAGTCGGCGATATGGTGGAACTCGAAGGCAAGGTGGAACGAATTGACGGCGATATGGCCATCGTTAGCGTAAGCAATGCGATGTCCGAGGAGCCTGAAGCCGAAGAATCCAACGAGCCGGAGATGTCCGAGGAAGACCGGATGATGAAGATGGCCGAGGAATCTGACAAGGAGAACTACGCCTAATGCCTGTCTACCAGTACGAAGACACCCGCAACGGATCTGTCGTCGAACTGGAGAAGACGGTGGCGGAACGGGACTCAGTCCCGCGTTACCTTAAAAGATTCAGCGTGCCACAAAGATTGAGCCTAGTGGGGGTTGGCGAACCCCTCGACAATCCGCTGGGAGTCAATCAAACAAATCTTATGAAGGGGTACTACCGCCAGGAACAAAAGCTTGGCAGTAAATTCAGGAGCCGCTACACGCCAGATAGCATCAAACGGGCGGTGGCTCAAAGGAGTTAATATGGCGAAAGAATTTGTACGTTCCGAACGTAAGGCCAAGGGTCGCGCTCTGCGCTTTGATGCCCAGGGCTTCACCAATGTGTTTGAGATCACAGCGTCGTCCAGCGGCGGCACGGTTAACACCGTTGCGACCGCACCGGCTTCGCTCAACGTGACGCTCAACGGCACTTCCTACCGCATCGCGCTGCACAGCTAATGCGCCTCTTATCTCGCCTCACGCTGGGTGATGGTGGGACGATCATCGCATCGTCGGCTTCCACGAACACTGGAAGCTACGATGCGGTGACGGCACTCACCCAATCCACGGCCACGCTTGTCATCAGCGGCGCGACCTCCACGGCAACGCTTGCGGCCAATGTCACCGTCTACGGCGATATTGCCCAGGTGGCGCTGACCGGTGGCGGGCTTGCCATCTACGTCCGCAAGGACTAAAAAGGAGGCCCGTCATGGGTCGTCAGTGGAATACTATTATTGAGAGCTTGGGACCGCTTTCGGGCGGCACCATGTCCATCAACGCCAATCTCACCGAGATTGAGGCGTTGCTTACCACGCTTCAGGCGGATGTGGCGGATGGGATTCCGCCCATTCGTGGCACGACCAGCACTGGAACTTTGACTGCTGGCACGACCAACGGAACCTTGTTCGCCACCAATTCCACCCGAAACTATCTTCTGGTGCAATGCACCAGCGGAACGGTGTTTATTGACACCAACGGCACGGCCAGCGCGACCGAAGACATTCAGCTTACCGCTGGTCAGGGTATTACTTGGGAGGGATCATTCATTCCAACCGGTGCGATTGCGGCGATTACTTCTACTGGAACTGCCAGAGTCATCGGAGTGCAGGGTTAGTTTATGGGCTTCTTCGGCGGCGGCGGGGGTGCGGCGAGCAACATGGTCGGAGCGACCAGTTCAGTCGCAGGCACGGCTGGCTTGGTTCCCGCTCCGGCGGCGGGGGATGAAGAAAAATACCTTTTTGGTGACGCAACCTTTAAGGGTTATCTAAGCGCATATGCGGCAACTCCATTTGTTAAATCTACATCAAGATATTATTATCCATATTTAATGATTGGAAGGCCAGAAATAACTGATTCTGGAAATTTACAAAGCACAAACGGAGCGATTCTTTGCCCATTTTTAATAAATGGGACTGCGACAGTTTCACAAATTTCATTTATTATGCACTCAGCAAATATCAATACAACTTTTACTCTTGGAATTTATCAATCTGACTTACTTACTGGATGGCCTAAAACAAAAATATCTCAAGAAACCTCAACAAATTTATCAAGCACAGCAAGCGGAACATTGGTCACAACAGCAATTACGGCATCAGTAAAAGGTTTATTTTGGGGGTGCATATATAATAATTCCACAACTCAGTGCGCGGTTAAGGCCCATAGCGTTAATAATGATAGTAATAATTTCGTCCAACAAGTAGCTGGAGCAGATTCAGTTTCATCAATTCCAAGGAGAAGATTTATTATTCTTGACTCATCAATATCTTCATCGGTTTTTCCGTCAACACTTTCTACAAGTGATATGTCGGCAACAAATACAAACAATGCAACACCAACATTGATTGTTACGTTTTAATGAAACAGATTATTAAACACCTAGATGGAACTGTTGAGATAATCGACAATAGGACTCTTTACGATGCACAAAATCAGCGCATCGGATACGCAAAAGAGGATTGCACAAAACATCTTTATTCAGTTGGAATTGATCAAGCCACCCAACAAAACGCCGCCCTTGGCATCTACTCGCCGGAAAGATACGAGGCCATTAAGTCCTACATCTCCGCCTGTCGTAACGAATATCTGCGGTGCAAGGCTCTGATCCTCGCCGCCACTTCCAACGACGAGGCCGATGCCGTCCAGTTCCTCGCCCCGCCCGTGCCGGAGGGGATTTAGTCCATGTGGAAAACCCTCGCCATCTGGCTGACCAATTTGAGTTTGCGTTTCTTGATGACGCGCAAGGAATACGTTTGTTTCAAGGAGGCGTTGAGGTTTGCCGGGGAGAACAACACGGTTGCGAGGGAAACAAAGTACATCGGGAAGGTGAAGCACCTTCTATCCGTCAACCGCTCGATCAAGCGCATTGTGGAGGAGGGTCGGGATCGGGACGAGGTTGTGGACGCGGTGGTGCATCTGGCGGTTGCGCTAAAATATCTGGAGGGAAAAGGTCGTGAGTCTTGATGAAGTGCATGACCTTCGGGAAAAGTTCGGGTCAATGGCCGAGCGGTTGGCTCGGATGGAAGAACGCCAAGTTACCCTGATCGGGATGGTCGAGCGTTCCCTATCCAGCTTTGGCGACCTGTCCAACAGGGTAACTTCCCTGGAACACCTTAAAACCAAGATGCTCCTTGTGGCAGGCTCCATAGGTGCTATAGTCAGTGTGGTTTGGGATGCGATCCGCTCCCGGCTCACCCACGGAGGATAAATGCCCACTTTAGGTACACAGAATATCTCGACCAGCTATCCCCAGCTTCTCAAGACCTTTGGGCTTGGCGGGGTTGATGGCAATCTTCAGGTTATCACAGATGGCGACAATACCTCATCGGCTTTAAACCTTTCCACCACCGGCGTGCAAAGCACCGGCTCTTTGGCGGTGGATGGAACCAGCCTTCTTTCCGGCATTGTCACCTTCGGAACCAGCCTGACCGCATCCACCGGAACTGCCACCATCGGAACTCTTTCCGTTGGCACGGCCTCCATCAGCACGGCCACCATCCCTTCCGTAACGCTTTCTACGGCCACCATCTCCACCGCCTCCATCAGCACGGCCACGATCCCGCTCCAGCTTGGAGCGGTGACGTTTGGTTCCACCATCACCGCCTCCACCGGGACAAATACGCTTGGAACAATCAGCGTAAACACGGCCACCATCGGAACTATTACAAACACAGGCGGGATGTCCGTCACAACCACGGCCACGGTAGGCACGTTGGAGATTGGGGCTACCGGTCCTAGCATTACAAATGCCTCATACGGAACTGCGGCTTTTACCGCCTCCACGGTTGCAGCCCACAACTCTGCCGGAACCACCAACGGAACGGTTGCACTTACCGGGGCGCAGAATAGCGATATTGTCATCGGAACCCTTAATTCACTTGGATCTGCCACTGGTTCAACCGGACTAATTATCGGCTTTCATTGCATAGCGAATAACGTGGTTCGCTACTCCATCACCAATCCGACCACCACTGCTGGCACGGTTCCCGCCGGAACCCTGCACATGACCGCACTGAGGTTCACGGCTTAATATGGCAATTAAATTCAATCGCTCCCAGACTTTCGCCACCAACGGCACGGTGACTGCCGCCGGGCTGCACAACCTGATTGACGGCACAGACATCTATCAGGCGTTGATCACTGACCAGACCAACCTTACTTCGGTTGGCTCTGCCGACGAACTATTGATTGCAGATGCGGATCTGACCGCAAATGACGCGCCTCGCGCCGTTACGGTAAACGAGTTGTTTGAGGATGCGCTGACGATCAGCACCTACACCAACGCAAATATCAATAACATTTCCTACGGCACATCCACTGGCACTCGGATTGTTTCCACCAATGCGTCGATCACGACAGGCACGATTCCCACCCTCACCGCAGGCACGACCACATCAACTGTGGCCACCATCCCGACCCTGACCGCCGGAACCACTACATCGACTGCCGCCAACATCACCAACGGAACGATCCAAACGCTTACCGCCAGCACGGCCACGATCACGGGCGGAACCTTCAGCGGGGCGATCAACAGCACGGCTGGAACGATTGGCAATTTAACGACCACGCTTGCAGGCGATGTGACCATCAGCACTGGCACGGCCACCGTAAGCACCCGTGTGGCCGTGGTCAACACGGCGCAGGAATATACTGCCACCCACAATTTCAATGCCACCAGCCTCACCATCACCAGCGGGACAATCCCTTGGGATCTGTCTGCAAACCAGGTGGCCAAGCTTGAGGTCACGACCAACTCCACGCTCAACACCCCGACCAATCCTGTTGACGGCGCAACCTATATGCTGGTAGTCACGCAAGGAACCGGTGGAAGCAATACCCTCTCCTTCAGCACGGCCTACAAGTTCCCCGGCGGCTCCGCGCCTGTCCTGTCAACCGGCTCCTCCGACGTTGACGTTCTCGCCTTCGTTTCCAACGGCACCGTACTCTACGGCGTAACCAGCCAAGACTTCTCCTAACCCCTATGCCTTGGCCCGTCCATCCGACCGGCTTCTTTGGGGCTAGGGGCGACTCCGACACCTACCGCATCGAGCGGAGTTTGCGGTTTAATTCGGCTGACTCAGCGTATTTGAGCAGGACATTTGGAACTCCAACAAATCAAAATGTTTGGACATTATCTGTTTGGCTAAAAAGGTCATCTCTTAACAGTGCTGGAATTATCGGTGCATCAAATGGATCCAATAATTACGAGACAATTTATTTTGATAGTTCATCAAATCTATTGGCAGAAACATGGATAAATGTACCTCCAATTCAATCAAGAAACCAGAAAACAAATGGAATTTTTAGAGATCCCTCTTCTTGGTATCATGTTGTAGTATCAAAGAATGGCTCTTGGGCCTCAAGCTATCCATTCACAATTTATATAAATGGTGTATCTCAATCGCTAACTACATTTGATTTAAATACATCGTTTGTAAATAGATTAAACACAAGCGGAGTTACGCATCAAATAGGAACAGATGGGTTGACATCAAATCTATTTAATGGATACATGGCCGAGTTTATTTTCATCGACGGCCAAGCCCTAACCCCATCGTCCTTCGGCGAAACCGATGCCATCACAGGCCGCTGGAAAGCTAAGGCGTATAGCGGAACGTATGGGACGAATGGGTTTTATCTGAAGTTTGCCGACAACAGCGGAACGACATCCACCACACTTGGTAAGGACTCAAGCGGTAACGGCAACAACTGGACTCCGAATAATTTCTCCGTCACGGCAGGCGCAGGCAATGACAGCCTTGTGGATTCACCGACTAATTATGGGAGTGATACTGGGGTTGGTGGAAATGTGCGCGGGAATTATGCGACCCTTAATCCGCTAACTGGTTCTACTCTTTCTGTTTACTCAAATGGAGGTCTTCAGGTAAGCGGATCTGGTGCTGACGGCGGCAATTTCTCCTCATCGTATTCAACGATTGGAATAACATCTGGAAAATGGTATGCTGAATTTACGTTTTTGTCGGGAGGAACAAATAATGCAATTCTTGGAATTGGGTCTCATGTGTACCAAAGAGATACAAGCAATCAAAATTCAATTATCAACGGAATAACATCAATAAATCTTAATGCATTATCGGTATCAGATAGGGCAATAATTGAAAACGGCGTGCAGCTAACAGGTGGAGATGCATCATTTAGTTTTTCCTTAAATGATATTATTGGTATTGCTTTTGACGCAGATGCAAGAACTGTTAATTTTTACAAAAACGGGTTAATTCTTGGAAGCACATATCCTTATGATGTTGCAAGCGTTGGTAATGGAGTATTTTATTTTATTGTAACTACAAGAGTTAATTCTGGAACATCGTCGTTTGCCTGCAACTTCGGCCAACGCCCTTTTGCCTACACCGCCCCCTCCGGCTTCAAGGCTCTCTGCACCCAGAACCTACCGCAACCGACGATCCAGAAGCCCAGTACGGCGATGGATGTGGTGACTTATACCGGAACAGGCGCAAGCCAGAGCATATCCAGCCTTGGGTTCTCTCCTGATCTTGTCTGGATCAAGGGAAGGAGCGGGGCCACGGATCATGCGCTTTATGATGTTATCCGTGGATCACAGGCAAGGCTTGAGTCTAATACAACTGATGCCGAGGTTACTTCAGATAATGGACTGACATCATTTAATTCGGCTGGATTTACTGTTGGTACACTTGCACAAGTCAACACCAACACGGCAACCTATGTGGGATGGTCTTGGGACGCAGGCTCAACCAACTCCACCAACACCTCTGGCTCCATCACCAGCACCGTAAGGGCAAATCCGCAGGCTGGGTTTAGTATTGTAAGTTATACTGGAACTGGCGCAAACGCCACGGTTGGGCATGGATTGGGCGTTGCGCCGAAAATGGTGATTGTAAAAGCAAGAAATCAAAGTGGATTAGCTTATTCTTGGGTAGTTTGGCATTCTGCATTGTCAGGATCTGAGTATTTGGTATTAAATCTAACCCAAGCAAAAGCATCAGCATCAACGGTGTGGAATAGCGCAATTCCAACAGCTTCTGCTGTTAATCTTGGGACTGATGCCGGAACCAACGGATCTGCTGTAAATTATATTTCCTACTGCTTCGCCGAAATCGAAGGCTACTCCAAGTTTGGAAGCTACACAGGCAACGGCTCGGCAGACGGTCCGTTTGTGTGGTGCGGGTTTAGGCCGAGGTGGGTGATGATTAAGAGGGCCGATTCCTCGGTCTCGGGCTTTTGGACTATTTTTGATTCAGCAAGAGAAACTTCAAATGTAATGGGATCAAGATTATGGGCGAATGTATCAGATCAAGAATCATCAGATCCGCCAAGAATAGATTTTGTTTCAAATGGATATAAAATTAGGACGGCTGGAGATCCAAACACTTCTAGCGGAACTTTCACCTTCGCCGCCTTCGCCGAATCACCCTTCAAATACGCTAGAGCAAGATAGGAGACTATATGTGGATTACATCAACCAATAACATAATTCGCCAACCTCAAGGCATCCGCATCGAAGATGTCAACCATCCGGCCAGCATCTTCTGGTGCTGGAGCAAGGAACAGCTTGCCCAGATCGGGGTCAAGCCATACCACCCGGCCAGCGTACCCGCTGGCGAAAGGGTCACGGGCGCGTATACTGAGGAGGTGGATGGCGAGGTGTACGAGCGTTTCAACACCGAACCTATCCCGCAACCCGAACCAGAGCCGGAACCAGCCCCAGCCCCAGAGCCGGAGCCAGCACCCGAGGAGCCAGTAAATGACCCTGTCTGAAATAGCCCAATACGCCGGTGAGAAGGTCGGCAAGACCGACTCCGAAACACTGACCTTCCTCCAAAAAGCCGCAAGCTTGGCTTACCGCCGGGTTTGGAACTTTGCACCTTGGCGTGAAACTGTCACCAGTTCCACCTACTCGGTCGGAACCAACCGCACCATCACCCTTGGAACCAACGTGGAGACACCGCTCTCCGTATCCTATGACCAATCCGAAGTTGAACCCATCGACCTTGCCACCATTATCAGCCAAGACGCTGATCTGCTTGAAGACACCCGCACGGGTACTCCGGTGCTGTATCACTTTACTGGTCGGAATACGAGCGGAGTTGCACAGCTTGATCTGTATCCGCGATTGGAAACTGCTGGGACGATAAGCCTGCGGGTGGTGGAGAAGCTGAAGTGCCTCACACGCACCAACATCATTGTGGACTTCCCGCCGACCACGCAGGCGCTGGATGACGAGCTTCGCTTGCCCCATGTACATCAGGTCATCCTCTCCCTCACCCACGCAGATGCCTTGGAGCGCGAGCGTCAGTACGCCAAGGCGCAATCGGTCGTGCAGACGGCCAATGCCGACCTTGCGGTCATGGCCAACTACGAACTGAGCCAGGTGGGCGGGATCAAGCAGATAACGCCGTCCAGCTTGGGCGACCTCTCCACCGAAGAAATCACTGCTTCCTAATGCCATACTACTCGGACAACCTAGACGACCTATTGGCGTTTGACGGCATCCGCAGTTTTGCGGGTGGTCAAGCCAGCGGTCTGCAATCCGACCTTCTGGCCGAGAACCAAGTTCAGCAGTTGGTCAACATGACCCTGTCCCCCAAGGGCAGCCTTGAGACTCGGCGCGGTCTGACCAACTTCAACACCACGGCGACCAGCCAGGAAGGTTCGATTGGCGGGATGCGGTATTTTGACACAGCGCAATACGAGGATCTTGTCAGCGTAACGCAAGGGCGGCTATACAGCATCAACTCCAACGGGAGCGCCACCTTGCATCCAGCCGACGAGATTTGGAACAACACCAACAGCACATGGGACAATGACGCACAACAATGGGCTGACGGATTTTCAACAACTTTCGATACCAAGGTCAGCATGGCGCAGTTCAACGACAAGATGTATCTGGCCGATGCCGACGGACCCCTTTATTATTACGACGGCGACATTGCCACAAGGCAGGGGGGCAAGGTCAGGGCGATTACCGTTTCCACGGGCGGCACCGGCTACACCAGCGCGACCGCAATTGTGACCGGGCCGGATTGGGGAGGAACCTTGCCTACCCTGATTACGCAGGTGGCCGGTGGGGCTGTCACCAGCGTGACGGTGGTGGATGGCGGGTCGGGATATTCCAGTGCGCCCACCGTGACCATTATCGGCAATGGCTCTGGCGCAACCGCCACTGCCACGGTCAGCCCGCCTCCGCTCAATCTCAGGCTTTTAATCAACACCGGCAACCGCCTCTTTGGGGTGGGATCGGCAGGCAACCGCAACACACTTTATGCTTCCGACATTCTGGATGCCTCCATTTGGGACGCGGCAAACTCGGTCATCGTAAACGCCGATGACGGAGACGAGATCACGGCCATCGTGCCGTACTACGAGAACCGCATCATCGTCTTCAAGAAACGGCGCATATTCCAAGTTACGATTCCTCCCGATATGACCAGCGCGGCGGATTGGGTGATCCAGCTTATCTCCAATAACACCGGCTGCGTGGCGGAAGGGTCGGCAGTACAGGTCAATTCCGACATCTTCTTTCTTTCCGATGACGGCATCCGCTCGCTGGTTCGGTCTGCTGCGGACGACTTTACCTCGGTAGGTCTGCCATTGTCCGAGGTCGTCAAGGATGTTATTCAGGAAATCAACGTGGCCGAGATTGGGATCTGCACGGCGGCTTTCTACGACAACCGCTACTTCCTTGCCGTGCCGACAGCATCAAACGATTTTAACGACACCATCATTGTGTACAACACGGTTCTGGGGGCATTTGAGGGGACTTGGACTCCGAATGTCATGCAGTTTGCTTTGACCAATTTCCAAGACGAGGGGCTTCGGCTGATGAAGAAGTCCACCACGGGACAGATCCAAAAGTATAGCGGATACAAGACCCCAGCACAGGTCACAATTGCCGACTACCAAGATGCCGGAGTTGACTACGAATCCTATGTCCGCACCGCCGATATGGACTTTGGCGATCCTTTTGCCGAGAAGCATGGCAGCCACTTTGAGATTGTATTTGACGACTCATTCTCGACCGATACGACCATCTCCATCCAGCGGGATATTGACGTTGGCGATATTGACGTTCAGCCAAACCTCAACATCTCCAGTGCCGCCCTTACTCTGCCCTTTGTTCTTCCGGCCCAGTTGCCGTCCTCGGTCAAGAAAAGGCTTGCCAGCGATCTTCGGGCGTACCAGAAATGGCGTTTGATCAATATCAAGATCCAATCGGCGGCGAACAAAATGGCTATACGCCAAATCACGGCTGCGGCCAACCCAGACACCATCGAGGTTCAAAAGAACATCTCATGACGGCGGTAGAGTTTATCGAGGCTTCCGGCGTGCCTGAGTCCATGTGGCCCAACTTTAGGGAATGGTTTAACTGGCATTCTGAGCGCGGTTTGGTTGGTGTGGCAAAAGATGGGGAAGAGGTGGCCGGGGTAGCTATTGCCAGGTGCGTAAGGGGCGTGGAAGCCCCTGATCCTTATGAACATGACGAAGCTGGAGAGAGTGTGTTCGTGGACTTGACCGTGACCTCGATTGATGGTAAAAGTAACGCCTTGAGTCGCAAGGCTCTAAAGTGCCTGCTGAGTATCCTTTGGGATAGATTCGGTCCGCGCAGGAGGATCACATTCAAGCGTAACGGCTTTTACAAGGAGTACGACTACTACAACTTTATGCGAAAGGCACTAAACTAATGGGCGGCGGACCATCCATCCCGGCACCTCCTCCTCCTCCGAATCCACGCGAGGTGGCTCAGGCCAATGCGGAAGCTTACCGCATGAACGTCGATACCTACATCCAAAAGCTGCCTGAGATGACGGCGGTGGAAAACAAGATGCGGATGCAATATATGCCGCAGCAACGGGAGTTGGAACGCCAGTTGTCCGCGCTTGACCAGATGGCGGCGGTGCGTTCTGGGCTTGAGACTGAGCGTCTTTACGGCCCGCAGCGTAGCCTTGAAACCTTGCGCCGTTCCTATGAGTTATCCCCGCAGGGCTATGCCCTCCAGCGCGGGCTTGGATCGCAGTTGACTCGCCAGTTTGAACAGCTTTACGGACGCAGCCCCTATGCCTCGGTCGAGCCGAACGTGGCGTTTGGACCGCAATCACCGGCGGCAACTTACTACGGCACGATTGGCACGAACATAAGCCAGCCGAAGATGGGAGCTTGATATATGTCGTCGAAAGTCCAAAGAATGATAAACAAGTCGGTTGCTGGCGCAAATGCCGCAGCAGCCGCAGCAAACCAAAGAGCAGCCGCAGCCGAGGCGGCTGCCGCCCAGGCCCGTCAGTATGCAGACGAGCAAATCAAATCATTGACGGCAAGATACGAAGAACAACTCTCCAAGGACAGAACCTACACGGCATTGGCCGAACAGATCCGTGGCATTGGAGGAGGAAGAGATGGGCAGACACGGGCAGCAGGTCCGGCCTTCAACGAGGCTTTATCCGCACTTGGCTCCGAGCGCAACTATGGCGCATCAGACCTTTCGACACGCCTAAACTTCCAGGTCAGCGACGACCAGATCCTTGCCGACTACAATCAATCCAAGCTCAACCGCCTAAACCAGCTTGTCGGCCAAGGCAACGCCCAGATTGCGGGCATTACCGAAAGGCTGAACGCAGCCCAGACCTTGCTTGACCAGTTGCCACAAGGCGACCCACGCCGCACCGCAAGCGAAGTTACAGTCAACCAGTTGAAGTCCGACCTTACAAGCGTTCAGTCCGGCGTGGCGGATGCCACCAACCAGATCCAGAACTTCAAGCCTTTGGCGCCCGGAAGCGAGGAAGCACTTAAACAGATTGTCTCTTTCCGCGAATATATCCAGTTGCCTGAAGAACGCGCAACTCAGCAGCTTCGCCAGATCGACCCAGACACATTCCGCACGGCGGTTGGCCTTGGCCGCCAATATCGCCAGATGGCGATGGAACCCTTGCCCGAAACCACCACCGAACCGACCGAACAGCTTCGCCAGACCATCGAGCAGGAAGCCTTAAACCAGCTTCGCCTTGGTTCGACCATCGGCGCAGAGGAGCGGCGTGGTTACGAGCAGGCCGTCCGCGCGGCGCAGACCGCCCGTGGGAACATCTTCGGTCTGGGACCGGCAGTGCAGGAAGCGGCCACGCTGGGTGCCGCTGGGGAACAACGCAAGCTTGCGCGTTTCGGGGCGGCGCAGCAGTTCTTGGCTTCCGGCGAAACCACAGGCGCAGCTCAAGCCCGCGACCTTGCGCTCCGCGATGCGCTCACCCAGCAACGTTTGGGCGCAGCCGCAGGCTTTATCGCCGGTGGGCCGTCCATCGCCAACTTGGCGCAGGCCAGAACCGCACAGCAACAGGGCGCATTCCAGAACTTCATTCAGGCGACTCAGCCTATTCCTGGGCAGTTTGGTCAGGCTCCGAGTACGGCACAGCCTTTCTTCCAGGTGGCCGAGCAGGCAATCCCGGTGGCGCTGACGGGCGAGTTCAACAAGCTTTACGGGTCGCAGGCGGATTATGCGGCTAGGACGTATGGGGCGCAGACTCAGGCGATTGCATCAACATACAAAAGCCCTGCTCAAACATTTGCAGATTTTGCAGGTGGTGCAGGAGGATTGATTGGAAAAATCGCCCCCGGCGGTATTTTCTGTTGGGTTGCCAGGGAGGTTTATGGAGAAGACAATCCAAAATGGTTGCAGTTTAGGGAGTGGATGCTGACCAAGGCATCCGACAATCTTAGAAACTATTACATTGAGTATGGTGAGAGAATTGCCAAGTCAATACGCAATAAACCTAAAATTAAGGCACTTATCCGCAAATGGATGGATTCAAAGATTAAAAACAACGGAGCAATCTAATGGCTGAAGCAAGACCAATATTTCCGTTTCCATGGCAGTCAAAGCAATACGAGCAGGAAGACCGCCAAAGAGAACTTGATCAAAGAGTAAGAGAATTGCAGGCAAGAAGCCTCCAAATGCAACTCGAAAGAGAGGATACGTCGGCTAGGGGTTCCGCCATTGATGCGGAGCTTATGGCGCTTCAAGATCCGAGTGCCACAACCGGAAGAAAGGCTGCTGCTTATGCGCGCCTTGGAGAGCTTGGCGGAACAAGGCAGGTTGAGGGGCTTGGTGCGATACCAACCGTGGTGCCGGAAGAGCAGGTAAACGAGATTCTGAATCGCAGAACTCAAATGGGGGCGCAACGCCTGGCCTCAATTAACCAGCAGATCGATCAGGCAAAACAGGTTGGCGATATGTATAGCGCATCCGCACTGGAAGCCGTGCGCGATATGCAGTTTAAGAACGTAAAAGATAATTTTAAGAAACTTCCAATCAAACAAGCTGAAGAACTTGTGGAATACAAAAATCTTGTTGATCTTAGCACAAAGGCAATGGAAACAACTAGCCCGAATCTATATGGTCCCGTTACCGGAAGAGTTCAGGCAGGATTAGCCGCATTCGGCCAAAGCCCTGATTTTACGCAGATGAATCAGGCGTATGCCGGAGTTAGAAACCAAATTCTAAAGGCCAGGTCGGGTGCGGCAGTAACTGAACAGGAGGCTAAAAGATTTTTACAGGAAATGGGTGATCCATATACAGGTGATTTTGCCCAAAGACTTGAGATTTTTGCAAACCAAAGAAGGCGTGAATATCTAGACAAATTGCAGGCGTATCAAGAGGCCGGATTTGAGATTCCTCGATCCCTTCAAATGGGCGCAATCAGCGATGAGGGTGCTAGACAGCAACAACAACCACAGGCAGGTGGTCAAAGTTCTGGTGTTGTTGGAAGATATTCGATAGATCCATCTGGACAAGTAATACGGGCTAAATAATGGCTTTCATAGAAATTGAAGGTATCGGAAAAATTGAGGTTCCAGAAGGTCTTTCAGAAGACCAGCAGAACCAAATAGCTCAAAAAGTCGTACAAGACTATTCCGAGGCAAAGTCCGCAGTTTCTCCTGAAGGAATTGGAGATTACGCCGCAAGGCAGGCAGGACTGACCGCAAGGGCAGCGATGACTCCCACAACTTTGGGGGCTTTAACTGGTGCCGGAATCGGTGCAATGGTTGGTGGCGTTGGGGCTGCGCCAGGAGCAGTTGCAGGAGCAACGGCAGGATTTCTTACAGATATTGGATCAAGGGTTTATTCCTCGCTAACCGGGCGTGGGAAGCCTCTTAATGAATTGCTTGAGGAGATAAAAACCGACATAGGTTTGCCACGACCAGCAACTCCGACAGAAAGATTTGCACAGCAGGCGGTCGAAACTACTACCGGGCTTATTGGACCGATGGGTGCCGGAAAACTTGCGATGCAAAGCGTTTCGCCTGTCGCACAAAGGGTGGGTCAGGTTTTGACGGAAAGGCCAGCCATGCAGGCCATTTCTGGGCTTGCGGGGGCAACTGGAGCATCATTTGCCGAGGAAAGCGGGGCTGGTCCGATTGGGCAGACTGTCGCCGGACTTGCTGGCGCATTGGCACCATCGGTTGCGCCTATTTCCGGCGCGGCCTTGCGAGCCGCAGGAAGGGCTGGCGCGACACAAGAAGAAATCCGAAGAAACATAGAGGCATTTGCACAGGCAGGCACAACCCCTTCCGCTGGACAGGCAACTGGCAAGACACTTGTTCAGGGCATGGAAAGCAGTCTTGGAAGAATACCTGGTGCAATCGGAGTAATGCGAGAAAAGGCAATGACACAGCAGGCCGAAGTTGGGCAAAGAGTCAAAGAGGTTGCAGAAAAGCTTTCGAAGGTAAAGGAGCCTACTGTTGCCGGTGCTGGCATCCAACGTGGTGTTGAGGATATTTTTGTTCCAAGATCAAGGGCGATTGAATCAGGATTATATAATAAACTTGATGAATACATACCCAAATTTAAGCCGGTAAAAGCAAAAAATACATATGCGGCGCTTGAGAAATTATCCAGACCCATCGAGGGCGCGCCTGCGTTATCGCGCAATCAGTTAATTAGCAACGAAGAAATAACTTTGCTTAAAAATGATCTTGAATCTGATCTTTTGAATGCAGAGGGAGATATTCCATTTTCAGCCCTGAAGGAATTAAGGTCAAGAATAGGCCAAAAAATGTCATCCGTAAATCTTGCCTCAAATGTACAACAAGCAACATACAAAAAAATTTATGGTGCAATTAGCGATGATTTAAGGGAGGCGGCAAGGGAATCAGGTGCTGATGCTCTTACTGCACTGAGCAGGGCCAATAAATACACAAAATCTTTTCACGAAAGAATTGATAAGCTTCAGGGATTCATAAATAAAAACGAGCCTGAAAAAATTTATAGGGCGGCTTTTGAGGGAACCGAGCTTGGGGCAACAAGACTCAGGGCCGTCATGCAGAGCTTGCCGAAGCCAGAGCAAAAAGCAGTTGCGTCTTCATTTATATCGAAGATGGGCAAGGCTCTCCCAGGACAGCAGGACGAGCTTGGCGATGTTTTCAGCACTGAAAGATTTTTGACCAACTGGAACAAATTAAGCCCGGAGGCAAAGCAGGTCTTGTTCAACAGATTCGGGTCTGATTACAGGAAAAACCTAGATAAAATAGCAGAAACAGCGTCCATGATTCGGGAAGGCTCCAAGGTTCTGGCAAATCCAAGTGGAACTGCTGCCGCAGGAGTACAGCCAGCAACGCTTGCCGTATTGGCAACGGCTGTTGCGGCGGGGCAATACAAGCTTATCACGGGTCTATTAACAGCCTCCGCACTATCCAGAGCTTCAGCCAAGGCATTTACAAATCCGAAGTATGTAAAATGGCTTGCAGAAAATTCCAAAATACCAACAGAAGCAATCCCTGGTGCAATAACCACACTTTCAAACATAGCAAAAGAAGACAACGATCAGGATCTTGCAGAAATTGCCGAACAGCTTAGAAAACAGGAAATCTCAAAAAAGATAGGTAAATAATGGCCAGATTTGACATATCTGGATCTGTTGGGCGTGGATTTGGCCAAATTGAGGAAAAATCTCGTAATATGGCCATCCGCAAAGAGCTTGAGCCAATTTCAAAAGTGGAGGATATGGCGATGAAAAGACAGGAACCACTATACCAACAAGCAACTCCGGTATCACAAGAGATTGATCCCCTTCTGCCTGCCGCGCTCCAGACAGTAAGCATGGAGGCCAGAAGGGACAAGGCTGGCAACATCACGGTTTACAAACTTCCTTCCGGCGACATGGGCGGAACCTATGAGGTTGCCGGAATCAATGACAAATTCCACCCCGGTGAAGCCAGAAGACTTGCCAATTTGCCGCCGGAACAACGCGAAATTGAGGCCGCAAAATACATCAGGAAGTACACCGCCCCTATTGTTGACAGAATGCCACAGGAAATGCAGGCATTTGTTCAGGATATGGCCTTCAACCGTGGCGCTGGTGGTGCAACCAAATACATTCAGCAAGGTCTTAATAGCCTTGGCCAAAAGGTTTCCGTTGACGGAAGGCTTGGCCCACAGACCTTGCAGGCAATCGGCACGGTCCAGCCTGGTGCGCTAATGAAAGCTGCAAGCCAAGCCCAACTTCGGGACGAATACGCAATGGCGCGAAAAAATCCTGCAAGAAGGAAATTACTTCAAGGTCTTGAAAACAGAATTAACAATAGGCTTGGTCTTTTTGGATCTGTTTGATTATTTGAAAATTACTGAATCTGTAAGAACTGAAAACCCGCCAGTTCCCACATACACATTGCCGGATTTCGCGGTGAAGTTTTTGTCTGATATAAAAGAATTGCCAGTGCTTAATACAATATCTTTTTCATTGAAGTAGAAAGATCCCGCCTTCCTGCAAATGCCTTCATCTGTAAAAAATGTGTCTCCAGATCGAATAACAATCCCATCGCCAATAGCAACATTTGAGGTTTTCGCATAAATCCCAGGCTTATCGTAAACACCGCCCATGAAATCATCCATTTCATCCTCCCCCATCACCGGTGCCACCAGCACCGCCATTAGGAATAGTGTTGCTTTCATGTGTAAAAACTCCAGCATTCGCGCCACCTAGTCAAGCATGAAATTATCCAACCGCCAGATAGGAGCAGTCGGGGTGGCCAGGGTGGCCGGAGCCTTGTTGCGGCTGGGCTATCAAGTGCTGACTCCGCTTGAGGATTTTTGCGGGTATGACCTGGTGGCCGAGAAGCGCAAGCGGTTTATCCGCATCCAGGTCAAGACATCCGAGCGGAAAGACCCAGATCGGAACAGGTATGGCTTTATGACCTGCAAGGGTCTTAGTTCAAAGAGGCTTTATTCTGGAGGGGTCGATGTTTTTATTTTGTGGGGAATGGATGACGATCTGTTCTGGATCGTGAACCCAAGGGATTGCAAAGGCAAGAATTACAAGGCATCAATCCGCACAGGGTCTTCATGGCGTATATTAAGCGATCTCTAACCTCCAAGGAGGCATGGCGTATCTTCGAGAACGCCGTCAATAAGATGAACTCGGTCGAGGAGGCCGCCGAATGGTTGCGGGAGAACCCGCAGGTGGCCAAGAGGATGACCGGTGCGGGGTTGCTGGAGTGCTTTGACGAGGACGCAAAAAAGTAGTTGACTAGGTTTTGACATCCCCGCTAGGGTCGGGCGATGGCAATCAATTCAAGGCGCAAGGGGGCGGCAGGGGAGAGGGAGTTTGCATCATACCTGCGCGAGCAGGGCTGGCAAAAAGCGCGGCGCACACAGCAGTACGCCGGTAATCCAGAGGGCGGTTCGGGGGATGTGGTCTGTGGGAATTTCCCATTTCACGTTGAGGTCAAGCGTTGCCAGCAGGTCAAGCCGGAGGAATGGATGCGGCAGGCCAAGTCCGATGCACCAGATGGCAAGATCCCGGCAGTGTTTTTTCGGCGCAACGGCGAGAAGAAGTGGCTGGCCATCGTCCAGGCCGACGACCTTTGCGAGATCGCCCGACATATCGCCCCTCCCAATTTCACCGTGGACATAGTCCATACCGCACCCGTTGCCACAACCGTAGCCCAGGGCTTCGTACTGCCTTCCACACCACTAAACCCAAACCAAATATAGAAAGGTAAAATAACATGAGCCTAACCATCAGTGAAACATCCAAAAACACGGAACGCCAGTTGCCCGAAGCCGGAGCAACCGTCGGCGTTCTATTCAGCCTGGTCGATCTCGGAACCCAGGAAGTGACCTGGGACGGCGAGACAAAGAACACCCCCAAACTGCGCTTGGCATTTGAATTGCCGGAACAGACCATCGAAGGCGAGGTTACGGAGAACGGCAAGACGACCAAGGTGACGAAGCCGATGGTCGTTTCCATCGAACTCACCCGCAGCCTAGGAGAGCGTGCTACCCTGCGGAAGCACCTCGAAACTTGGCGCGGTCAGGCGTTCACCAGCAAAGAGCTTGCCAGCTTCAGCCTCAAGAACCTCTTGGGCAAGGCTTGCTTGCTCACCTTGGTTCACAAGACCAGCCAAGCAGGGCGCAACTACTGCGCGATTCAAGGCATCGCCAAGCTGCCCAAGTCGATGAAGGCTCCTGCCAAGACCGAGAACGACCATGTGTTCTACGAGATTGAGCAGGGCGAAGGTGGCCAGTTCAGCGAACTGCCGGAGTGGTTGCAGGAGAAGATCCGGGCAAGCCGGGAGTTCCGTGGTGCGTCTTCGGCACCGCAGGGCAAGGCTGCCGACAGCACCGACGCGGACGGCAACCAAATCCCGTTCTAATCCAGTGGCTCTTACTCTCACGCAGAAAGAGCCATCGACCGCTAAACTCGTTCAAACCGAGTCCAGCGGACATTGGTACACACAGGAAGGCGAGTCCGCCCACGTTGTCATAGGAAAGAACGGCAACGAGCGTAACACCACGGTTACGGACGCGCGCAAGATGGGCTTGCTCCCATCGGTCACGAGCGTCTTGGGCATCATGGACAAGCCGCAACTCACAGCATGGAAGATCGAGCAGGCCATTATGTCCTCGCTTACGCTTCCAAAGGAGGGCGGTGAAACACTCGAAGAGTATGCGAAGCGGGTCGTCAAAGACTCGAAGCAATCCACAACCAAGGCGGCGGAACACGGGACGAAAATGCACGAACAAATGGAGCATATCCTACTTGGACGTGATTGTTCCAAAGACCAGGAACTCCAGCCGTATATCAAGACGTTTAGAGAGTGGGCTGAAGACAATATCGAAAGAACCTATTGGTGCGAAAAAGCACTGGTTGGTGCTGGTTACGCTGGACGATGCGATGCCTACGTCAAGCTGAAGGGAATAGGTGACGCGATCATCGACCTCAAAAACCGCAAGGTAAATCCGAAATACGACCCGTTCTACGATAGCGACTGCGCCCAGCTTTGGGCCTACCGCATCGCCTCGGAGAATTCCAAGGCAGCGTGCGTGTCGGTGGTCCTGGCGGCCAATGACCCGGAGACGCTGGTGATTCACCAGTGGAGCGAGGAGGAGTTGCATGAGTCGGGTATCGCCTTCCAGGCCATGCTCAAGGTATGGGCGTGGTCAAAGAAGTATGTACCTCCAGGGATGAAGCTGTGACGCCGCCGACCATCGAGGAACTTGGCAAAGCCGCCGAGGACATAACGTGGCGCGTTATGGGCAAAGGATCGGAGAAATCCGCCTACGGAGAATGGTTTCATGTTGACAAGCCGGTGCATGATTACCATATAGGTCGTGCTATGCGTCACTTGTCCACGGCCATGTTGCAGTTGCAGAAGTCA